CAATAAATTCTTTAACAGCTTTAAGAGCCTCACTATTTTTCAATTTAGCCCAAGCAATTCCAACTGCAATTGGTCCTTTAACATCACAAGCGCTAGATAATAAACTATTTGTTGTGTTTGTTAATGTGCCTTGCATAACACCTCGAGCCATGCGAGGTGATGTTGGCTCACCTACTGCACGGTCAAATTGTGATGGTTTTGGAACATTATTTGCGCCACATTTAACAACAATTTCTCGGTATATTGTTTGAGACTGAGCACTTTCAACACCACTATACACACCCAAAACTACTGGAATTTGTGCGTAGTCTCCGTCTTGGAAAAATCCTACAACCCAATCACCAGGTCTTGGCGCAGAAGCAGTACCAGAAGAATTTGCTGGTTGAACTGTTTGAGCCCAAGGAAGACTTTCAGTAGGAACTAAATTCTTATCTTCACTATGAATACCAATAATTCTAACTTGTACTGAGCCAAGCATGAGTGGGTCTTCATCATTTTCAACAATGCCGGTCCACCAAACAAAGCCGTTTTTACCATAAAAATCTTTTGAAATCATATTAATTTTCTATATTGTCAGTTGCAACTTCGATTAAAGTTTCATGTTTGTCTGCTCTGATTACATGTCTAGTACCAGTAATTATATATTTACCAGACAAAGAAGCATCCCTAGTTCCTCGACCATCATCAATAGCATATTTAGGAACGGTAACTTCAACGGTACTACCTGAAAATAGAGCAAAATTTCCAGGCATCATCAACTGCAAGCGTCTTTGCATTAAATTTGAAAAGATAGCTTTACGTTGAAAAATATAATCTTGTGTATTATCAGCAAAGTTAACTTCTTCTGCCGAATTTTCTTGTATGTAAGAATCGGTCAATCTAGGAGCAGCAAAAGGATATACAACAACCCTAGAATCATCCATTTCAGAATACTTTGAACCTTCTTTATTTAATCCATCAGCAAGGTTATTTTGTTTGCTGCCTTTTTCAAAAACTGTTTTCACACTTGTTATTTTAAATGTTTTTGTTAATGTGTCAAATCCAACAAACTTACCAGCATAAACACCATCTTTTACTGTATCTAGTAAACTAAAATTAGACAACACTTTCATATCTCTTGCGCCAGTAAATTCTTGAGAAAGATTGTCACTTAAATTTTTTGGATTAAAATTTATAGAAAAACTTGTTGGTCTATCCATAAAATATTTTAAAGGAGCAAAACTATATCCCTCTTGAGCGGTTTCAAAGAACACATAATCAGGATCACCACCATCATTACTATAAGTTGATACTGTTCTTTTTGAAACCCAATTTATGGCATCAAAAGGTGTTAGAGCAGGTATAATAATATTTTGTGGACCATTTGATGGATAAATTGTTCCTAGTCCGCCTAGACCATTTTTTGGAGCAGATTCAGGCACTTTTAGTTCATCAATTAATATAGTTGCAGCTATGTCAGAATATCTTCCAACATAGTTTTGGCTTATTTTCTTTTGCATCGATAGTAAAAATTCTTCAGACACAAAATGTAAAGTGTATGTTTTAGAAGACATGTTTAAGTTTTTAAGATTCGTGTGTTTATAAATAATAAACTCTTTTTCGTATCTTAAACCAGGAACATACTCATTACTTTTGTCAATTACAATTTTTAGTTTTCTATTACCTTTAAACAATTGCAATTTGCCGCCAAAGTCTACAGCATCAGTAACCTGAATGTTACCAGAAACACAAGGCATGAATAAATTGTCGAACAGATTTAATTCCTGATAAACACTACTCAGGTCGTATCTGCTATTATCAGGTGCAATTACATACAACTGTTTAATAACAAACTTTGTACTTTGTTCGGCCGTTATATTATAATTCATAACAATTTACCAAGTTCTTCCTCAAGCGACTCAACAAGTTCTGGTTTTAGTAATTTAATTCTGCGTTTACTTTCATTTACTGCCAACTCATAATCATAATAGGTTTGAGTTTCTTTTGTAGTGTCAAAAACAACAACAACGTTATCTGCCAGTGTGACAGAGTTATTTAAAGAAATTATGGTATTTGCATATGTGTTAGCATCGACTTGATATTTTTGTACATATACAGAACCATTAGGTAGTTTTTGTTTCTCTACACGATAGTAACCATGTATATTTGATTTTGACCAAATAAGGCCTTGGCCTGCGGTATTTGATACAGCATTATCCAAATATTTTGCATCCACAAATCTAGTCAAAGTTTCATACGGCAAAGGCCAATCAAAAAATGGATCAACCACATCATTCATTAAAAGAACAATCCAATGTCTCTCAGGTGAGTTATAAATCTTTGAAGCTATAATTTCTGGAGTATCACCCTCACGAATATCATACTCATAAAAAGCAGCCGTATTTGTTTTAAAGCTTTGCTCAAATGTAAAACGTGTAAGTAGGTTTGTAATATACTGTGAAGTATTAAAGCCATCAAAACTATGGTAAAGTTTTGGGAATTTTGAAAAGTAATTTGCCATTTTATTAACCGTTAAAATCGCCAAGGTCAGCACTAGCTTGAATCTCTGCTTCTGTTCTCAATTCTGTGCTACTACCGTCAGCCGATGATGAAACTGTAACGCCACGATAATGTTGCTTTGTAAGATATTCTGTTTCCATAAACTGAAGGCTCAAACGAATCGCAACAGGCATACCTGTTCGACCAAGACTTGGATAAGGCTCATTCTGCACTTCGTAAGCAGAGAAACCATTTGGCGCATAGTCTATTACAATATTTTCCAACACACAAGTGGAGATTTTTGGAATGTTAGGATTTTCTTTACCATTATAGTAAAATTTAATGTCAAATTCTGACGGCGGTACTAAGAAGAATGACTTTGTATTTTCAGCAATTTCAGGTGCTTGATGAAATCTTAATTTGTCAAGAATTTTCTGAACTTCAATTGCTTCTTGTTCATCACGAGGATAAAACATAAAGTCAAATTGAAAACTTCTGAATTTTGGTGATGTGTACAATAATTCCAACATTGGATTTTGTACCATTTGTGTAGCAGCAATAATACCAGCATTTAATTGTTTATTGGATTGGCCCAAAACACTCAAAACAAAAGGAGATAAGTTTTGTAATGCTTGCGTTGAAGCACCTTTAATGTCGCCAGGATTCTGATTAATAGCATCAACAATACTAGAACCACCGGCGATTGCAGCGGCCGTCATGTCGCCACCTAAAGAAATATCGCTATATGATTGGTGATGCGTAAATGCCAATGTGTCTGGCATGTATAAAGCAATCGTATCAGCAGTTCTTTGGATAGTACGTAAGAAATCTGTACTAAAACTTTCTCTAGTTGCAGTAACACCATAGTCACCAAAATTGGTAGAAATTCCAAAAGAAGATAATTTATTAGTTATATCATTGAAAAAGTTATCTACTGCGCCGCCTGATAATCTATTAGCAATTTTTTGTGAACCATTTAAAAGGTCAACAGCATTTGAACCTGTAGTAGCAATTCCATAGGCTTGTCTAGTTGCAACAGTAGGCAAATCTCCAGTATTGGAGTTCATTGCAAATCTGGATTTTTTCTGTTCATTGATATGAATGACCAGATAATGGCCTTTATCCGTGGCACCCAAATCAGCTGGATATTTTAATAGATTTGATTGATATGGGTTGTTAAGTAACGCACCAGTTGCGCCAAAGCCGCTTCTACTTGGTGTTTTAAACTTAATATCGCCGAATGAAAATAGAGCCATGTTGGTTCCTGTATGTAAACTAAATACTATTTATGTCATATAAAGGAAGATTTATACCGAAAAACCCACAAAAATATGCAGGTGACGTTTCAAACATCATCTGGCGTTCCACATGGGAGAGACAGGTTATGAATTGGCTAGATTTAAGTAAGAACGTGGTTTATTGGTCTTCCGAAGAATTGGTAATTAAATATTACAGTCCTGTGGACAATAAGATTCATCGTTATTTCCCCGACTTTATTGTAAAAATAAAGAAACGTGACGGCAAAGTTATGACCCACGTAATAGAGGTTAAACCAGAGTATCAGACAAAGCAACCGACCCAAAAGAAAAAGACTAAAAGGTTCATAGAAGAATCTATGACCTACGTAGTGAATCAGTCTAAATGGAAAGCCGCTGAGGAGTTCTGTAAAGATAGAGGATGGGTTTTCCAAGTACTAACAGAAAAGCATCTTGGTATCCATTAGATTATCATCAAACCGGACACCAATACTTATGCTTCAAATGAGTGAAAACCAAGGCAATGTTCAGCTATTGCTTAAATAATGAATAAATAGAGACATGGCTTACTTAATCGAACGTATCAAGACTTCCCTTGCTAAAGAGGGTTTAAACATCCGTACCAATGCGGCACGAGCATGGCTGCGTGCTAAAATAGACAACTTGAACCCCACAAGACAAGCATTGTTGGCAGACCGAAAACGTTTAAGAGATAGTACCATTATAGGTCGTATGTATTTTTATTCGTATGATCCGAAAACGAAGGATAAGTTGCCATATTACGACAGGTTCCCATTGGTTCTACCAATTGAACAGTACTCAGACGGTTTTTTAGGGTTGAATCTACATTACATTCACCCAAAGCAACGTATCATTCTTTTGGATAAACTTAGTGACTATACCAATAATGACAAATATGACAAGACTACAAAACTTAGATTGAGTTATAGTTTATTAGCTTCATCATCAAAATTGTTTGAACATCAACCTTGTATTAAAAGATATTTGTTCTCTCAAGTAGGTTCTAGGTTTTTAGAAATTACCGCTGACGAATGGGACATTGCCGCTTTGTTGCCAATGGAATCTTTTGTTGGTGCGTCAACAAGTAAAGTATATTCAGATTCTAGGAAAAAATTCTAATGTCATTTTCACCACAGTTATTCTTGTCAAACATTAATGCAAAAGAAGGGTTAGCTAAAAGCAACCGCTTTGAAGTGGTGTTACCTATTCCAACTTACATCAATGAGTTTATAGGCAATTCAATTATTGAATCTTTACTTAATTTACCCAATACAATCGTTTCAGAAATTACTCAAGCTGTACGAGATGCGTTTAGTAATAACTCAGACCCACAATCAAGAAGTGACAATCCGTCTATGTCACGTTACTTGGCTTTACAATGTGAGTCAGCAGAATTGCCAGGTAAATCTATTATTACGGCTGATGCAAAAATTTATGGTCCAGGTTTTAAAGTACCTTACCAAACACAATACAATGAAGCTAATTTAACGTTTCTATGCACTAACGAATTCTTTGAAAGAAAATTATTCGACAAGTGGCTAGAATCTATTATGCCTACGGATACAAACAACTTACGTTTTCCTAAAGGCAGAAATTCTCGTTACCTAACTAATATTAAAGTAGTTCAGTACGATGAATTTATCAGACAAATTTATGCTGTAGAATTGATGGATGCTTTCCCTATCAGTATCTCAGCACAACCGGTTTCTTGGGGTGAAGAAGGATTCCATCGTTTAACTGTTCAGTTTGCTTATCAGAAGTATCGTACATTGTATGACGGTAATTATGATTTGGTTGCAGCTGGCGCAGCTTTATTTGGAACAAAATTCACCAATTTCGTTAGTGGTGCAACTGCAACCGCTGCATCACCTATTGCTACATTATTCAATAGAGTGATTTAATTTTTAATTTATGGAGATAATATATGGCTTTGCCTAAACTTGATGTGCCGATTCATACGGTAGATTTACCACTTACAAAGAAAAACGTAAGATTCCGACCGTTTCTAGTTAAGGAAGAAAAATTGCTTCTCATGGCTTTAGAGTCTATGGAAGAAAAAACAATTTTAGATTCCGTTAAACAGATTGTTAATAATTGTTGTTTAGATGACATTGACGTAAACGCTTTGCCAATTGCAGACTTGGAGTTTTTCTTTTTAAATCTTCGAGCAAGGTCTGTTGGTGAAGTGGTTGAATTGCAGTATAAGTGTAACAACAAAGTAAAAGATGAACAAGGTGAAGAAAAGACCTGTAACCATGTGGTTAAGTTTGATTTAAACATCCTAGAAATTAAACCTGAGATTCCACCAAACCATTCAAATAAAATTGAATTGTCGAAGGACCTCGGTATTGTTATGAAGTACCCTAGTTTTGAGTCCATGAAAAATCTTGGAGACGAGAAATTATCTGAGATTGATAAGGTTTTAAAAATTGTTATTTCTTGTATTGATTACATTTACGATGCTGATTCTATGTACTATAGAAAAGATTTGAGTAATGAAGAATTATCTGATTTTGTAGATAGTATGTCAAGAGAACAATTTAATAAAGTCCAAGCATTTTTTGAATCCATGCCAAAAATTAAAAAAGAAGTTGATTTTAATTGTGGCAAATGTGGATATAAAGAAAATATTGTTGTAGAGGGACTTCAAAATTTTTTCGTATAACTCTTGGCCATGATAATTTGAGGAATCATTATGAGACTAACTTTGCATTGATGCAACACCACAAGTACAGTCTAAGTGAACTAAACGAAATGATTCCATGGGAAAAATCAATTTACGTAAGTATGTTGATTAAATATATTGAAGAAGAAAATGAAAAAATAAAGCTGGCAAACGCAACTAAAAAGAGATAAAAATGGCATTTAAAGACGTTCTTAAAAAACAAAGACAAAGCGGCAAAGGACTTATAAGCTCTTTGGGGTCTTCTGCTTTCGACACAATTAGAGAAAAGATAGACTATCGAAATTCTTTGTTTAAAAAAGGAGGAACGCTAAATGCTTTTTTTCCAAATGTAAAAGGTTTTAAGGCTGGTGAAAATTTAAAAATACCTAAACAAGCAAAACCAGAAACTGAAAAGACCATAGTTTCAATGGACAATACTGAGGTTGTCCAAGAGTTATCACGAGTCGCATCAAAATTAGATATAGTTGGTAAGAACACAATGGTTCTTCCAATTATAATGCGTGATATGAATGTTATGCGTCAAGGTATTTTGAAATTAGTAAAACTTGCCGGCGGCACACAGAGAGATAAAGCCGACCGTTTTTTCCAAACATCTGCTGAGCGTGAATCTGTTTATGAAACAAAGATAGCAAATTCAAAAATTGCCGCGCCAACAACGCCAACAACGCCAACAAATGTGAAACAGGTTCCTGAAGAAAAGAAAAAAGGAATATTTGATTCTATTTTAGATTTTTTACCAACAGTATTTAAAGGTCTTTTACTTACTGGCATTATTGGCCAACTTTTAGAAAATGACGAAATTAGGCAAAAAGTTAAAGATTTTATTTCTTTGGTACTAACTAAATTTTTTAATGGTGTAAGTAATACATTCGAAGTTATTAAAGAGAGCTTCCAAAACGAAGATGTTCAAAAATCAATTAGAACAGCCATAGGTTCAATCATCTCTACAATCGGTGAGTTTTTAAGTATAAAATTAAAAACATTATTTGATACACCTTTTGGTGAAGTAAATCTTACTATTGGCGGAGCTATTGCAGCTGTTATTGCAGGATTTGTTGCGTTCAAAGCTGCGATAGCAACATTAACTACAGCTGTGTTGCAAGCTGCTGGTAGAATTGGTATGGCCGGCGGAGGTCCTGCAACAACAGGCCCAGCTGGCAGTAAAACAGGAAAAGGCGGGTGGTTAAAGACTATTGCCAAAGGCACATTAGCTGCTGGGGGCGTGGCACTATTGTCGGAAGGGATACAGTATTATTTGAAACAAGGCGAGAGTGAGGAAAATGCTAAAAAATTAGCACAACAAGATATAGACAATCAAGCAAGAGAAACATTAAGTCCCGGAGAAGAAATTCCTGCAAGTAAACCAGAAGGTATGCGTGGCAGTGAAATGGTAGAAAGAGCCGGAAGTGCTGTAAATAGTGCTATTACTATAGGTACCGGTGTTGCTTTGATGCCAGCCAAAACTTCTCCAACACCATCAACGGGTGCATCACCAAAACCATCGCCAGCAGCATCTGGCAAACCACTTACAAGTTTTGGTTCTGTTGGCGCAAACCGTGAAATGGAAAAAAATAAAACACTATGGGAAAAAATAACTAAAGTTATTAGAAAAGCTTTTGAAAAAGGAGTATCATCAACAATGCTATCGAAAATTTATAGCAAGTTTGGTTTTACAATCGCAGCTAAAATTAGTGCGGCTATTGCAGGAATTGTAGCTGCACCGTTTAGTGTTGGCGTTTCTTTATTGATTACTGCTATAGGCGTTGGCATGTTAGCTAAAGATGTATACGATTTGTATGAATGGTTTGTAGAGTATGAAAAAGAACTTGATGCTTATGAAAAAAGTTCTTCACCATCGCCGACACCTATGACCGCAAATATAGAAAATCCTGTAGATGCAATGGGTAATGTCACAGGATATCCTAGTTCACCACCAACTGCGGTGCAAGGACGTTCCACAATGAAAGATGATCCTAGAAGAACTGATAAGGCATCAAGTACTTCTCCAACGTCAACGTCATCCACTTCTGGACCAAGTTCTTCCGGCGGTTCTTTATCTGGTGGTAAAACATTCAATCAGATGAGTAGGCAAGAACAAGATTCACTTTTAATGAATCAAGCAATCGCTGAAGGTTGGAACAAACCCACTTCCATTCAACACTCACATAATAATCCAGGTAACATTATAGCTCCTGGCGGCAAAGTAACAGAAGCGCAAGCAAAATTCGGCGGCGTTCCTGGTGGTACATATAATGGTTTGACGTTTGTTAAATTTCCAACAATGCAAGCAGGCTGGGATGCTCAACGTGATTTATGGACTAGAAAATTTGGCAATCAACCTGTCAGTCAAGCCCTTGCAACTTGGTCAGACGCTGGCAAAAATCAAAACAGTTATAATAAAGTTGCTCTTGGTGGCGGCGGAGATTCTCCAGCACCAATATTAGCATCAGGTTCAACACCTTCAACAATGCCTTCATCACCTGCAACTGTGGCATCTACACCATCTAGACCTGCTACTCAGATTGCTTCTGCATCCACTTCACTTGCAGATACAATGAGAACACAAATGCAAACGCCTGTTATTATTAATGCACCAACAACTAACAATAATATGCAAAATGCTGGTAATGGCGGTCAAAGGTCTACAACGACACCAAGTATTGTTGATAGTGAATTAATGAAGTTGCTTGTCGAAAGAGTTGCGGCATAAAAACCCCGCACAAGGCGGGGAATTTTTTGCAAAGGCGACTATCGATTAACGATTGTCTTCAGCGAGTGACTTGAAGAAATCAAGGTCATCATCTTCCGCAACAGAAGAAGATTTACTCAATACCTCATCAGCAGCTTTAGCAGCATAACCAGACGAGAAATTACTTTCTTCTTCATCTGCAGCGCCTTTAGTTTTGATTGCGCCGCCTTCAAAACCAAGAATCTTATCAAGGCGACCTTTCAACTGGTCATAAGGTTTGAAGTGTTTTACTTCAGTAAAGTCCTTCAGAGAGTACTCTTTCTTCCACAATTCTTCCAACTTCTCATCATCTCCACCAAATAAAGCTTGTGGAGAATCAAACTCAGACTTATCGTAGTTACGATAGCCTTCAACATTACGAATCTTCAACTTGAAGTTAGCACCTTCCCAGAAATCAAATGGGTTAACTGGACTTTCATCAGCGAACTCAGGATTCATTGCTTCAGAAATCTTATCGAAAATCTTTTTACCAAACTTGAATAGTTTGATTTGACCTTCGTTTTCTGGATGCTTAGGGTCAGAAATAATCAGAACGTTAGCATAGTAAGACAACTTACGTTTTTGCTTACGAACGATTTCCTTGTTTGCTTCAATACCAGAATTCCACAAAGTAGAATTGTGTTCACAAACAGGACACGCTTGATTGAGTGTTGTAAGGCAGTTGTCAATTAACCAACCGCCAGGTCCCTGAAAACCGTGGTTGAAAACACGAACCCAAGGCAAAGCGTCATCACCATCAATTGAGGGTGCTGGTAGGAATCGGATGATGGCCATGCCATTACCAGATTTATCTACTTCTGGTTGCCAGAATCGTGTGTCGTCTTTGGATCCTGCTTCAGCAGGTGCAGAGGTGGCTTGAACAGCCTTTGTGAGTTTGTCAAACGAACTTTTGTTACGCTTGAGATTAGCAAATGAACTCATATTATTTCCTTTTCGTATAAACGGAGTATGTTAAGTATAAACGGATTATCCACAGATTACATTATATAAATGTATTTAGTGTTTTTTAAAGCATGGACTTTAATTTCGCAATTGTTTCGTCCGCATCCGTATGAAGGATGCCGATGCCATCAGCTTTAATGTAGGCATCAATCACATAGTCGGTATCATCAACCAAAACAGTATCAGGTGTAGCATAAGCGGACTTTTTGCCACTACCTGGTACAATGTTTGCTTTGAATGTAATACCGTTATCACATAACCACTTAATTTTCTGAGCGGTTACTTCATTATGAAATTTCTCACCTCCTGACGAGGAAAGAATTTCAACTTTTATTCCATGATTGTCTTGTAAGTCTTTAGCATATGCCAAAAGTTTATCACAACCAGGAAACTTTTCAAGGTTTTCAAAATTTTTACCTTCAATGAATGTAGGCCAATTTTTATTGAAATCTTTTTGGCTTCTTTCTCCCGTGGAATTAAATAGTTCTTTGTAACGCTTATCAAAGAAGCAAAGAACACCATCCATATCAAGATACAACGTTTTCATTTTCATTCAACACCTTTTTCAAAATCAACTTGAATTTTACTACATCTTTAGGTAAAAATGCGGCATACTTGGTCACTTTTCGGGAGTACTGAGGCCATCGGACAGTATCACTAATCTTACGATTCCAGAGAGGCAAGAATCCTAGAATGTTGTTAAGTATGCACAAGGTTTCAATTTCTGTATCCTTCTGTAGAGTCATCTTTAACAGTCTAGGATAGTCTCCATCGTCACTTTGCAAAACTTCGTTAGGGTTAGAGACACCATCAAATATCTTGCGACAATCGTTCTCAAAAATATAAGACATACTTTGCAAAACTCTTTGGCGTTGCCTGTATATGGTCTCAGATTCTTCGGTTAACAAGTCAC